CTCCGCAGTGGTTTAGTTGGGCAATGTATGCTTCAATAGCTGCAAGTTTTGGTATCCGTACAATGAAAGGATTTAAGAAATGACTTTTAAATTAAGTAATAGAAGTTTGGAAAGACTCGAAGGTGTTGATGAAAGAATAGTAGGTGTTGCTAAGTATGCAATTGGAATTACTAAAGTTGACTTTGGTATTCCTTATCTGGGTGGCCTTCGAACAATGGATCAACAGCGTGAACTTTTTGAAAAGGGCGCATCGCAAACGATGAAGTCAAAACATCTCGAAGGCATTGCAATAGATACTGTAGCTTATGTTGGAGCTAGAGTTTCTTGGGAATTAAATCTTTATGATGATATTGCTGATGCTATGAAAGAAGCGGCTGAAGCTGTTGGTGTTAAAATTCGTTGGGGTGCTGCTTGGCATATTGATTCGATTGGTGATTACGAAGGATCAATGGAAAATGCAATGAATGAGTACATCGATCTTCGAAGGTCGCAAGGTAAGCGTCCGTTTATTGATGCACCACATTATGAGTTGAGTTTATAATTTAACAGGTTCTATTTTAAGAACGCCTTCTAATACTTGTTTGGCAGACCTATAAGTTTTTAATCTTTTGTCTCCAGCTAATTTTATTTTTTTAAATTGAGGGCTTCTTTCATAAGAATAAAGTCCTTCAAGAATTATTAAGATTTCATCTGTTGTTAGTTTAACTCTTTTCATTGTGGTCTCCGTTTTGGTTTGACAATTCTTGATAAGACATCACTTTCAATGCAGTACATTTCTGTACCATTGATTAGATTATAAAGTTTATCTGTTGCATACTGTGCTTGGTAACAGGATTCGTAGCTATTAAACCAAATCATTGTTTCTGTTTCTTCTGATTTGATTTGATAAACCAGAACTAATGCAGTGAAGAAATCCATTACGATACTTTGATCTTTTGCACAGCACTATAGCTTACACCACACATGACTGCTGTTGATCTTATGTCCCAGCCTTTGCTGAGAAAGTATTTAATATCTGCTATTTCATCATCGGTTAGTCTGCCGTTTCTCCAACCATCGCCTCTAGTTTTAGATGGTCCTCTGGATTTTGTTGGCTCTGGAGTATGGATAACTTTGCTATTAGTTTTTAGTTTAGAGTTGCAGATCTTTGCATCTGCTTTCATTCTTTCAAGTGGTGTCATTTCTTACTCCTAAAGTGTCCGACCATATAATATAAGCTCTGCTTATTTTATAATTAGTAAGCATTAAATAAAAAAAGACGCACCTAAAAAGGTGCGCCAAGGTGAACGAGGACTATTTGAGCAGTAATCATACAAGGCGTGATTACGTCCTCGGAGAACTGAGTTCATATTAGAATGGTATTGCATCTTTTGGCAACCCTTTGCCTTCAGATATTTTGAAGCTAATGAAATGTTTGTCACTGTCTTTAGCTTTCTTTCTCCATCCAGCTATGCGTAAGTTATCGTGATGATCGAGCGGTCCAGAATAATCTGGTGCTTGCTCGTTACCTTTCTTATCATTCTCAAATAGTATTCCCATCTTTTGATAAACTTCGATAACTTTTCTGCCATCTTTGGTTGTGTTTTGTACGCATACAACTTTGTGATCTTTAGAATTAATATCTACATTACCTTGCAGTATCATAGTTTGCGTTGGGAATGGTGGAAAGGCTGCGCCTGAGTTAGTGTTGTCGTATTCTTCTGCCATTGTTGGCCTCCTTATAATAACAGATCCTGTCGCGGATCATTTGGTGCAAATTTAATATCTATTAGTTGGTAATCCCTGCCGCCTGTTTTTGATTTGAAAATTTTGGAAGAGGGTTTGAGGTTTTCAAGTTGTTGTCGTGAGAGAGTCATGGTTTTGTCTCCGTAAATGAGCTTCAGGCCGTCCGCTTTGATCGCGGCCTGATGCTCATAGGTGCGGATGGAAAGGTATTCACCCTTCCAAAGTTTGGTTACTTTTTTAGTAAGCATTACCATTCACCTTGAGGTTCACCAGATTTCTTAGCATCTTGAGCATACTTGTTACCATCCATCTTACCTAAGAAGATGTTAGCATCACAGCCGATATGCGATAATGCTTTAGTCAACCCATCTGTTATTGCCATCTTGGGGGCATCTTCAGCAAGGCGTCCCTTCGAAGAATCGAATAGCTTTCGGCAGCCAGTAAAGGGGCCAAATGAAGTTGACTCTGAACTGTGCCAAATAGTAACGTGAGCCATTACAGCACTGTCACCATTACTGAGATGAACAACCTCAGTTACATTACTCCATCCCCAACCAGCACCTATCGCTCCAAATGTATCAGTCATTTTTCTAATCTGATACTGTGGATCAATAGCTGTAAATGATCGAGAGCCGAACGACACAGGCTTGATATATTCAGGATCTGTGTCTGCTAATAAATTCCATAGTTCTAAATTATTACTCATTAGTGTTCTCCTTTTTGTTATTAGTAATTACTATTCTTAGTGCGCCTCGTTTGTCTCGTCTGACTGACAGTTGATCACAATAAACTTCACGCTCACTGGGCAAGACCATAGCTTTAAGATCTTTCTTTGCATTCTCAAATACTCGGTTATGCTCATGACCTTGTATATATGTAACTGCCGCATCGACGAATTGATTATCTTGTGTTGCATCCCTCATCACCATTTGATCTACTTGAATATTGTCTTGGTTAATTGTGGGTACGTTGACATCTTCAGGTGGTTTGTCAGCCTCAACGTATGACCAGAAGTCAGAAACAATAGTCCACATTTTGTTGAAGTATTCATTGCTGCACTTAATGTTACGCGCTTCCCACTTACTGTTACCAAATATTACAGACAAGTATGCACTGTCTGCATCAGCAAGCTTTGCGTATAATTGTATCTGTGGCATATAGCGTTCGATAATATCATTCATAGTATTGAATGCGTTGGTGTGCTTGGCTTCAACAGGTACTAATCCATAAGCCGCATCAATCATTCCTTTGGCTGGTACTCTGCCAATCTGTTGCTCGATTTCCCATTGATGTTTTTCAAGTACACATTGGTATTGTTTTTCAAACCATTGAAGATTGAAGTCCTCAGTAAATGTACCTAGTTGCACTGGAAGATTATCTGACAAATCATCTGGCTCTCTGCGTCCAGTCTTGACCTCCCATAGTTCTTGCCACTCGCCTTGCATAATCTTGACACAATCCGAGCCGCCAATAAATCCTCTTCGATTCATTTAGTTCTCCTTTTTCTTTTACTCTATTGCATATAGGCAATAGGTTCAAGTATATTTTTCAAAGTCTTTTTCTGTTAGCCCATGATCTCTGATAAGTATTTCTTTGTTCTTACCTTTGAGCCAGTTCTCGCCAACGACTTCGCCATTCTTAATTCTAGTAGCGTGAATAGCTTCACTGTCTATGAAGTATCCTTTGCGTAATACTTCTCGTTGTAGTGTTGGCGATTGTGCAACGCGACCTACGTTTGCTTCCCATACGGCAGCATCAACTGCTGTCTTTATCTTCTTCGCCATCAGTAGCTCCTTTCATAAGGTTGTGTATTTGAGTTAAAAATTTTCGTAGCTTTTCTACTTGAGCCATTGAAAAGCCATTTAAGCAACCGTCAACACTTGGGTCGAGTGAAATTAATTTTAAATAAAGTGTATCAGGAAATGAGTCAGAGTATTCTAGTATTAATTTTCGTTTAATACTATTCTCCATATCATCATGCATAAAAACTGTATCAATATAAAGCTCTCTAGTTTGCATCATTCTTTCTGTCATTTAAGTTCTCCGTTATTTGTTTAAATGTTTCGCCACTCATTATGACTAGCGTTTGCGGACTGCCTGTCCGTCTTTTGTAGAAGGCAATGTCTCTGCCTTCGAGGACTGTGAAGGGGCTAGGGAAGTTAGACTTATCTCTGTACTTTACTTCTCCCACCAGTTCGTGTCCGTTGAGTTCGAGTTTGATGTCGCCCGAATACTCTCCTCCCAAGCTGCCCGAGAGGGGTTGCCTTTTTGCTTTGATGCCTTGTTCTTTGAGCCAATTGACGAACCACTTTTCGTGGTAAGTTCCCTTGTTCTTGTTGCGGTTTGCCATTTGTCTCCCTCATAACAATGTATGCAAATGAACCAACACTTTTCATTTGTTGCTTCATGATTGCGTTTAAGTATAGCTACAAAATAATCAGTTTTGTTTTGACACGACAGACAAGTTATTCGTTGGCCTTTTTTTCGTGACATCTATCTGGTATCCCAATGCATCAAGCCAGCATATCAACATAAAGCCAGAGGGTATTCGTTTGTGTGATTCCCATTTGTGTATCAGTGAAGAGGTGCAGCCTATCTTATTAGCTAACGATTCTTGGCTTAAACCTACTTCTGATCGAGCGACGATTAACTGTTTGATTAGTTTCTCGTAATCGCTGGGAATACTCACGACCTTGTTGTATCTGGTATAGTTCTTCAATTGCATTGAACACCCTCAATGCCGTATCAAATTTCATTTCAGTCCTATTATTCTTTGTTCTCCAGTATGTAGTATGAGATGCCCCTGCTTTATCAAAGGCATCTTCAAGTTTTACATCAGCCTTAACAGCTTTATCACTTACTAATTGTAGATACGACTTCATGATTGCAGTTATGCAACCTGATCCTCTACAGTGTCAACCTCTTTTGTATTCCATCCAAGGCCACAGCATCGAGGACAAGGAACATTAATCTCTACGAATCTAAATTCTTCGTACTGTTTAAAGTAACCTTCGCCATCACAATGCTCACAACTTTCATAAGGTATAATTTCCATTTAGTTCTCCATTATTATTGTGAGGTGGTTCCTAACCAATGCCACCTCGGTCATTGTCATGTCTATTGTTAGAATTTATCTGTCTGGTTTGGGTCAGACAGAATCTAGTGTTCCATAAAATGTTCTATTTTCATGGTCTCTAGCTAATGATTTCCAATGATTAGATGTCATTGCTTTGGCAATCTCTTGCTCACGATTATGGCGTTGAACGTGAGGCGTTCGAGCATCTTGCGTATGGGTCGCCCAATAAGTAAGGCAGTTGTATAACGCCCATTGATTATTGCCGAGTTGTTTTGTTTCATTCTCCCAGATACGCAATAGGTTTTCCATTTGCTTTTGGTTCACGTTGTCAACAGATTGTTGCCTACTAAAACCTTTAGCTATTGTTTTCTTAAAAAATATCTCAGCATAATCGTTTGAAATCTTACGCTTCATCCACTTTTGCCATTCATCTTTGCGTGTATGAAAATGTTTGATACCTTCTTTGATCTTAGCAGCAGAGCCATCAACATTTAGAAATGTTGTGTGCTTGTATCTACTACGAGCTACAGCATCAGGTGTTGTGCAACCATTGAGACACCATAAACGCAAAGCATCTACTGACTGAAAGAAACTCCAGCTTTGGTCATAGCTATTAGTAAATACTATTCTAGCTTGGACATAATCATCGACTTGTGGTTCAACTACAAGATCAGGAAAGATTAATTCACCACGCATCTTACGACCATTCTCAAAGACACTGATAGATGGTTCTTTGTAATCAGTAGTAATTTCTGATTGTTTTACTGCGTCCATGATAGAGTTTACTACATCGTCATGAGGTACAAGTTTGTAG